TTTTACCTTCTTGCGTTAGTGGCGTATTCGACTGTTAATGCGTCAAGTGAAAATGGCGGTGCTTGTGTAGCAGAGTCAAACAAAAATGAAACTGCGAATCCAGAACCTACTACTTGACTTTCAAATAGTTTAACTAGTTTTGCACCATACGTAGTTGTACCAAACACACCAGTTCCATAAAATCCTACAACTCCTTGTACGTTTTGTATATTAATAGGTGCTGGTTGTATAGTACCGGCTTCGTCAAAGTCTAACTTTAAACTTAAATCAAATGCTACACTTCCTTGCGGATCAGTGTACAAGAATATTTTGTAAAAAGTTTTTCGTACTCGTGGGTCTTCAATTGGAATAAAAGGTGTAGCAAAGGATATAGTAATTGCTGTACCGTCAAAATCACTACCCGATTCCATTTGATATAAGTAACCATCATTATTAGAAAACAGTATAACCTCACTGTTTAAATGATAATTACTGTCTGCTACAAATGCTCGTATGCCCCTAGTTTCTGCATACTGCATGTTTGCGCCGCCCTGTTCTGCAAACTGTGTAGCTAAAATGCCCTGTGCATTTTCTTGTGTAATATTATTGTTATATCCAAATATTCTATACTGTGATTTTTCTCTAACAACGCAACTCGTAAAGTTTGTATTAGTAGAAATAAATGTAACTAAATCATCCTGTATATTTTTAGATACAACACCTAATCCAAAATCACCAATTCTATCTGTAGCACTTAACAATCGTAAACCGTCAGGTGCTAAGAACATAATGTCACCACCAACTTCTTGTATGGTGTCACTTTCAATACAACCCAAATCGTTAGTCACTGGTTGCAATGTAAAGTCTGCTATTGTATTACCTACTAATCTTTGTATTGACACTTCGGTAAAAATAATTAACTGATCACGAAATACTTCTAAACCNGNNATTGGNGAACCTACATTTATAGAACCTGCACCATTTGCTACTGAAAAGTCACTGTCTGTATACGGCGCAGTAAAATTAAGTATAGTTCCCTTTCCAAAGAATAAAGCATTTTTAAAGTTAGCTATAAATGCTGCCCCTTTTACATCCGCAGGTGCGTCATTTAGTGCAGTAAATGTGCTAGTATCATATGTTGCAGGAGCATTTGCCCCATCTACTATTGCAATTTTTTGTGTGCCGCTATAGTTATACTTTACAAATCGTGTACGTGAAGCACCTTCTCTGCTTGTAGATATAAATGTTATAACGGCATTATCAGCAGGGCTTGAAGCAAGTGCAGGATTAATACTTAAAGTAGACCCGCCAGAAGATACAGTAGCCGTGGCTGTTACTGTATATATTTTTGCAACACCAGCTATAGTAAATTGGTCTTGCGCCTGTGGTGCTGCAGTTAAACCATCTACAATAAGAGACGTACCTGTTTGACTTGCACCATTTACTAAAGTTGTTCCGTAATTAGGAACATTTATTTTTGTAAAACCCGTACCTGTTGTGCTAAATATATCATCATTCTTTGCAACAATGGCTTGACTTTCCCAGCTTGCAACGCCTAGTGTTAAATAATTTAACGTAGTTGAAACAAATACAATATCATCTTGATCAGATGGATTTACTACCATTGTTTGTGATAATGTAAGTGCTGCCCTATTTGTCGCTGCAGCAAAAACGACACCACCTGCAGCTATCGTATACCTAAAACTAAGAACTGCATCATCAGCAGGTGTAGCAGCTAATGCGGGTGCAATTGTTAAAGTAGAATCTGACCCTGATAAATTAGTTGCACCGCTAATTGTGTATACAGTAGAGTCACCGGCTATAGTAAATGTATCATTTGCGGAAGGTTTAACATTTAGTCCATCTACAGCTAGGGATGTACCCGACTGAGATGCACCATCAACCGCACCACCTGTAAATGTTAATACGTCTGCCGCAACAGGNGTCTGATGACAATTAGCTATTGTTAAAGATGTACCGCTTTGACCNGCCCCATGCACTTTTGGCGCACCATATGGTGGAATTAAGTTACTGTCGTACTTCTCATAGCCTTCAATTCTACGATAGCCACCCTCAACAGATGGTTCAAAGTTACGTAGTATTCGTGCGCTACCCGGTGCGTTAAGACCCTGCTGCAGCGGTGACAGGTTACTTATTAATCCACCACGAAACTCAACGGCGTAAGTTTTCCATGCATCAGCCAAACTGTTACCCCTAGTTTTGTGTACGCATGTATGAACGTACGTAAGGTGTACGATTAATTAACATTGAACGCATGTACTTAATACCCTCGTCAAATTTTTCTTTCATTACTAACGCATCTTGTGTATTACCTCTAAATAAATAAGCATAGTGCATTGCACCATCTGTAATAACGTGAGCAAATCTATCGGGTATAACAATTGCATCGCCGTGTGCAGATAAGTCTGCAGTAAAATTAAAATATTCATATACTAAAATATAAGCAGCGTCAGGCTCTGGAGTAAGAACAAACTCAAGAGATGGTGCATGTACTACACGAGTAGGTACACCTTGAAAACTAGAACTATTATATTCTTGTGCTACAAATTTATCTAAGTATTCTTCGTAAGCCATAGGCAATATACGTGTAGTAGCGTTGCCTAAAGTTGAATCTTCTTTAATTCTAAAAGTATCAAAATTAATAACTTTACAATCTGTTGGAAAAGCATAGCGGCTAGTGTTAGCCGTTAAAGTTTGTGTTTTAGTAGTATGATTAAAAGGCCACTCAAATTCAGATTGATTAATATATCTAATAGATGCGTTAACTGAATCTTTAGCGTGTGCATAAAAACCTGTTGCAGACGCAAAGTTAGTAGAAGTTAATTCAACTTCATTTAAACGTCTGTTTACTTGATTTACTAATTGTAAAAATGTTGTAGCCATTTACAGTTCCTTAATAGAAGTGAAGGGGCAAGTTGCCCTGCCCCATCACCTATTTAGTTAGATTTGGTCACGGGAAACTTCAGCAGCTTCCAGTTCACCAAGTGAGCTTACATCCATCATTACGGCGAAAACACGAATTTCACCAGCACTAAAAGATGCGCCACCACCCGCAAGGGTAAGGTCCAGAGTATCCGCAGAACCGATAACAAGATCAGCAGAGACAGTTACGCTAGGTGCATAAGCACCATCAGCAGCACCGTCAATGTCAAACGCTGTTACGTATTCATTGTCATCTGCACCCGTGCCAAGAGCAGCGGTTGCGTCAGTACCAGAGTTCTGAGTTGCACTGGAAGTTACCTGAAAACCAGCAGCAATAATCTTGGTGTTCGCAGGAACAGTGATACACTGTACTACGTCACCGTTTGGATTAATGCTGTTAGCAGTAAGGTCAATGACCTGCTCAACCATGTATGGATTGCGTCCACGCTGGGAATTACCCATAGCAGGAGCAAGAGTAGCAGTAATTGTAGCCATGATTATGTCTCCTTATGCTAAATGGTAAATGGCGTTAACAAGAGCTTCAGGACGAAGAATCTTGCGACCATACAAATGCATACCCCGAACAATGTCGGCGAAGCTATCTGGATCACGGTAAGTTTCAGTCTTATTAATCTGCTCTGCAGTAGCAACAGCAGATGAATGTCCTGCAACAATCACACCATAGTTGGATGAACTGTTTGTGCCAGCGAATGACGAGCCAGTACCAACTGAAGGTAGGTTGTTAGACTGATAGACTTGGAAGCCGTGGATTTGTGTGGAGACTTGACCGTTTTGCAGTCCACCGCCACCAAAATCAGCATTGAACAAACGAGAATCTTCGTCTTTCAATACTTCCATAAATACTGGATCAAGAATCAACCAACGACCTTGTGAATCCACGTTCTGCTGGTCAAGAAGACGAGCCATACGTGCAATCAAAGTCAGTGGGTGAGTGTCACCAGCAGCAGGAGTTGCGTCAGTTGCACCACCAGTACGAGGGGCAATAGCAATAGCAGCACCTGAGGAGCCTGCAGAACCTGCACCATCAGTAAAGTCTGATGCATCCAGTTTCATGCTTGCAAGCAATTCGTCTGTACCAGCAGTTGAAACAGCAACGGAACCATTTACGGTTGTGTTAGCTGTATTGGCTGCGCCGTGCAGAGCAGATTGCTTAAAGCCTGACATATAACCAAGAACGTCTTGGTCAAATTGGTCAGCAAGGCGATACGCAGCACGGTCACTTGCCAGAGACTGGAAGTTTACGTGTGAGTGTGCCTCTTCAATGTCATCAACCTTAAATGCAAAGTAGTTAGCTTTGTCAATTGTCAGGCTGAAGTCTTCGTCATCAAGGTCTTGCGGCGTGATAGTTGTACCACGGGCGTAAGCCTTAACTGTAATTTCGGGTTCCTTGATAATCTTAACGGAATCACCCATAGCAGCAATCTCACCGAAATAATCGGAATTGGTGATTGCTTCAGCAACAGCAGACTTGCGGAAAGCAAGTTGCACCTGTTTGCTGTAAATTACGGGAGAAAAATTACCGTTAGGAAGATTACCATAACCACTAGCAGTAGTAAATGCCATGTTAAAATCTCCTATGTAGCATTTTACAGATACAAACTCGCAAGACTAATCAGGAGGCTGATGCACTTGGGTGCGTATTCTGATAGGATGGCCGTCCTACCATTCAACGGGCCATGTTTGTCAGGTAATCCGTAAGGCTTGGCTGTTTGTGAATTATAGTGTATCCGTATTGCGCTACACAGATACACTAATCTGACTATAGTTATACGTATAAATAACTATTTGTCAACTCTTTTTTATCTAGCAGAGCCAGATACATCATAGATAAACTTCCCAGAACGGATAGCTTCCATAATTTCGTCAGACATCTTCTCATACTGTTGAGGTGACATCTTTTGTACTTGAGACTCTTTTAAGTAAGTTGAAGACTCATCTTCTTGTGGCTTACTTCGGGAGTTTTTTGTAGATACGGACTTAGCTGCATCTTTATCTTTAGTAGGTTTGCTTTTAGAAATACCCATGTCAGCTTTGTACAAATCAATTGCACGTGCAGCAGACCTAGCATCGTTATCATTATCATACAGCGCATCTTGTACCCACTTAGGCTGTTCATCTGCCCAATTGTGGAAGTCATCACTGTCTCTAATCTCATCAAAGTCAGGATGCATCTGCATCAATGCTGCTTCAGCTTTTTCTTTAGTAGCACTAGTCTGTAACTCATCAATTACTTTCATGCGTTCTTCTAGTGCAGTAGATTGTTCTGCTGCCTTCTTCATGGCAATTGTTTCAACGATAGCTGCTACATCTGGATATTCTGCTGCCCATGTTTCAATGTCCTCATCAGACTTGGGTAGCTTCATTTCTTTTTTAGTGGCTGACTCAAGTTGACGCTTCATTGCATCTAGTTCAGTCTTAAACTCTTCAGCTTGTTTTTGCTGGTGTCGGCGTAGGTCAGAGTAACGCTTCTTAAATGTTTTCTCTTCTGCTGTAGTAGGTTCAGCTTCTTCTTGTGGTTCAGCAGCTTCTTGCTCTACTTCACCCTTCTGTTCCTGCATTAGCTTTTCTAGTTCTTCTTCTTCAATCTTGCGTTTTTCTTCGTTAGTGTACTTACGATTAGCAAATGCAACTTTCTTTGGTGCTTGCATTTCTTCTGCCATAATTGTATCGTTCATTATCTATTCCTTTGTTGGGGCCGCTGTAGCCACACTGTCGGGTGTGGGGAGTGAG